AGGATCGTGAATGAGAGCATCGCCAATTGCTATCGGATACACGACTTCTGCCAAGAAATCTTGGTCAACTGTGTAGTAATCGCCGCGCTCACGATTATTGATGGTCGATGCTAAGAAGCGCAAATCCTTTGTCTTGCCTGCAAACATACCGGCAGAAATCGGATAGTTGTGACCTGTTGGGTGGTCTTTGATGATGTGATAATCAAGGCAAGAGTTGACCCAATCTTCGTGAGCAATGCGGTCACGATAGGAAAGACGGGCATCTACATCACGGCAGATAACCGCTTCAAACTGCTCGTCAGAAAAAGCAAGATAACGCCACAACTTCGCCGTGTGGTTTTCCACTCGATCCATTGTGACGATTTGCACGCCTTTGATTCGCTCAAGTGTTGTTGTGATAGATGAATCAACGGAGTTGCCCACATAGAAGCGAGTGATAAAGCCGTCATCAAAGGGGAAATAGCGTGAAGCAAGAATGGCGTTCTTGATAGCTCCGATGGTGTAGTTGGTATCGTTTCCGTAGAGCGAAAAGGAAATACACTTCATTGACGCAAAGCCTTCAAGAGAACTTGATAGTCTTCACTCTTCATATAGTTATCAAACATCAAGGCATCAAAAGAATAAACTTCATGGGCATTGACGGCGCGATAGCCTTCATCCCATTCGGCTTTGCCTGCAACAGGGTGGAGATGCTCAATGATGACTCCTGGCAGATAAGCAAGATTGCCTAAGTCATTGCCCAAGGCTTTCCAAAAGTTGTCAAGATATAAGTGCTTGAGCTTCGGTGGCACCATACCGCCAAGGGCGCGGACAATGGCGCCTGACATCATCACCGCCGTTGGCAGATTCTCGCCTTGCAACAGATCGTTGCCGTAGGAAAGCCCTGGTCGATTGCCAATGGCACGCATCAAGGCAATATCCCAATCGGGCGTTCGTAGTCGGTGGTCATCGCCAATGAAGGTGAAATAGTTGTATTCGTTGGCGTATTTCTTGGCAGCGACATTGACCGGATAAGCCATACCGCGAGTTTTATTTTCAATTTCAATAATGTTTTCAATGCCAACCGCGCTTCGATAGTTGATGAGTTCGTCATCATCGGTGTCCACAATAAAGAGCAAGTCAGAGCGACAAGAAAACTCCTTGTGACATTTAAGAACTTCAATGGCGTTGTGTGGTCTGCCACGAGTAGGAACGAGAATGAGATTATTATTCAGATGCACTGATTTCGCCCCCAATGGCACCATACGCTGCTAAGTCTATGAATGAGTCTATGTGGTCAGGTGTCTCCATCAACCGAGCAATCTTGACCAGACATAAACACAAAGCGACCTGTGAAGGTGTTATCTCAGTTTCAAGATATACACTCCACAGGTCTGCGATGCGTTGATGATTTGTAAGCGGGTCGCCATAAGTATCCTGACGATCCGAATGAGTGAGGCGTTTTGCCTCATCTAAGATTTTCCCCCGTTGCATTACTACTTGCTTCCGCGACCAAATTCTGTCGCTTTAGGATCAATGGCCTTGAGTATCGGGCCAAGAACTGCCGCAGCGAAAGCCGCAACATAATCCTTCAATGCGCGAGATGGGTCGGCAAGATAGAGAGCGGCTACTGCTGCAGCTCCTGCCCTTGCGTAGGTGCTACCGACTGCGATGAGTTTGTCTTTGTTGAGCATTTGCACTCCTTGAACTTAGGTCTGCCAAAGCCCACAATGAACACCGGCAGAGATGGCTTGAGTTTGCCACGATTGTTTTTCTTGTAGGCGCGAATCTTACGCGCAACCTGACCCCCATTGCGTTGATCGCCCTTCGTGTCGGGCGCAGTGTTGCCTTCAATGGTGGTGACGGTGCCGTTGGCGTGGACACTCTCCACAATTCCTATGTGAGAGATACGGTCAATGCCATCGGCGGGGAAGTCAAAGAACGCCAAATCTCCTGGCAATGGAGTTGCGCCTTCTGCATCCTGCCAAGTTCCTTCTTTGACAAATGCCTTTGCGCCATTGGGCGTGTAGGTGCAGTCGGGAATCTTCAAAGAGACTTGCTTGGCGCACCAATTAACAAAGGCGCCACACCAAGGTTGATTTGCCTTTTGATATTTGGTCTGATTATCGGCAGGGCCTTCAATGTAGCCGACTTCGGCGCCTGCGATGTGGAGAAAATTATCTAACTGTTTTGAACACATTATTTCTTCAAGGCTTCTTTGACAATATCAGTCAAGAAGTCAACCTTTTCTTCCAAGACTGAAACTTTATCCTTCAACGATGATCCCCCATTCGGTTTGAGTTCATTGAGATAATGCTTGACAAGCCATTTGACTCCTAGAGCTACCGAGCCAATAATACTAAAGACGGCAACGAAAAATGACGCCCAATCCATTGCGCTCATTTACTAATCACCAACACTTGAACAAGGGTAGTTCCCGCATTGGTCACCCCATAAATGGGATTGTTTTTACTTTGTAAAGTTATTTTCTCGCCACTATCAAGTTCAAAACCCGTAGAAGTATTTACATCTACATCGCCCAAATATACTTTTTGACCACCGGCGGCGTGCAGATGCACTTCTTCGGCTTCGGCGGTGTTGTCAACCAAGATGGTTGGACTTGTTGTGACGGTGACTTGACGGGTGGAAATGCCCACTGTGATCTCCTTGTGATTACCCCAAAATAATTATAGTAAGTCAACAAGACTTCTTGTTCGACCTGTTGCAAGTTGCGTATAAACCTGAGTGGTGGCGACCGATGAGTGGCGCATTAAGTCACGCACCGCCAAAAGGTCACCGCCTGATTTCTCAAGCATTGTTGTTGCAAAGTAATGACGACAAGCGTGGAAGGTCTTAGTTTCAATTCCTAGGCGCTTCATCTCTTCACTTGTCATCTTTGACAATTTGTTGCTTGTGACATTCCAAAGCCGACCGTTGGTGTTATAGGCAAGAATCAAATCTGCCACCTTCTGAGCCACCGGAACTGTCAGGTCGGTGCCACCTTTGCCCGCAATCCGAAGGATGTAACCATCGGAACGCTCTTCCAAATCAATGCCTCGCAGGTTGGCAACTTCCATCGCCCGAAGACCTGCCGAGCAAGCAATGATAAACCAATCGCGCATCGGTTGATTGGCTTCGCTCATCACAAGCCTTGCTTCATTTGGCGTGAGTGGGTGCGGTAGCCCGCGCCCTTTGCGCACCGGCGGAAGGTCTAGGTAAGCATTGTTCTCAATCACCTTCATCTTGTTCAGGCTCTTGAAGATGGATCGAAACCTTGCAGCGTAGGTGCCTCTTGTGCTGATGGCACTCGGAACCGATACGGCTCGCTGAATGTCCTCAACGGTGGCTAATTGTGGGTGAACACCCATCCGAAGGATGAGGTTCCAGTCGTTGCGAAATAGTGCGGTCGAAAAGCCCTGCATCTCATACCGAGCAGCGAGCTTCTCCTTGATTACTTCCATAGGTGTTAGTTCCATACGAGAACCCTAGCGGAAGGTGTCAAGCACAATCGCACAGGATTGTGCTACAAGCAGTTTAGCCTAGTAAGGCTTGGGCTTCTTCAGTAGTAAGACCTAGCTTCGTCAATACTGCCTGCCGAGCGGCCTCTTTAGCCTCGACCTCTAATAATCTTTTCGCTGCCTGTGCTTGCGCTGCCTCTAGTGCCGCAACTTCATCAGGCGTATAATCACGCCAGGTAACTTCGCCAGTTTTAACATTAACAATTTTTTCTTTATACATCATTGCTCCTATCAAGCGCTTGTATAAACATAGACGGTTCCCGAAGAAAAATTTGCCACGTTATTCCATAAGGAAACTGAAGTAACAGTAGATGAATTATTCCAAAAACCACCTAAAGTATAAAGAGCATTAGAAGACCCACCTGCCGCGTTTGTCGCTCCACCAGAAATGAAAGTTTTTAACCCTGACGAATTTCCACCAGACATTAAATGATATGCGCTTAATAAGGAATTACCATTGGTGCTACAACCACCAAGTAAAGCCGCCGTATCGCTGCCTGTCGTTCTATTAGCCACATTTGTTGATGCCCAGCTTGAAGCACCTTCTACAAGTCCGCCGTAATAAGTATAATTTGAACCTGTATCACCGTTGTATCGTACAAAAATAGCGTTTTGCCCACCTGTACCTTTTGCATCTACGACCAAAATTAAAATTTTATCTGCACCAGAAATGCCCGAAACTGTAATTGTTGCAGCGCCAGACAAAGTAGTTCCACCTGAATTAAGTAAAGACCAGTTTGCACCACCACCCGCTGGCGCAGCCCACTTGAGTCCTGTGGCTTGTGAAGAGTCCGCTACGAGTGTGTAGCCGTTCGTGCCTACTGCTAGGCGGGCAAAGGTGTCCGCACCGGTTCCCACCACAAGGTCGCCCTTGGCATCAATGGTGGTTGCCATTGAATTTGTGATTGTGACCGTTCCTGAAGTGCCCCCACCGCTTATGCCTGTTCCGGCGGTGACTCCTTCAATATCTCCCGAAGCAGGTGTTGCAAACTGATAAAAGACCGCCGCGCTTGCAGAGTTGAAATAAAGAACTCCGCCCTGGTATTGAGCTAGGACAAGTGATCCCGAAGTATTGACTGTTGCCGTTCCTGCGGTAACGGTGCAAGTTCCTGCGCCACGATTTTGAATGGTGACAATATCGCCGGCAGAAAATAAGCCCGTGTTCACGGTTATTGTCGTTGATCCTGCTGCATTCATTGCCACAACAGTTCCTGCATCTGCGGCAGTGAGAACATAACTTGTAGTTTTTGCAGTCGCGTCACCACCAAGCATCGCAGTCTGTTGCAGTGAAGTCATCTGCGCTGCGGTCAGAACTTGACCTGATGTGAAGGTCTGTTTAGCCATCTCTTCTCCTTAGTATGAAAGAACGCCTTGCGTTCCATCAAGCACGCCTTGGGTTGTTGAATCCAAGAT